CCGGTTAACGAGCACGGCGAGCATCAAAGCGAAAAAGCGCATAGTTTCCCTTCAGGTCATATTGTTGACGTCGAACCATATCCTGAGATGGACAAAAAGGTTGCCGACGTCAAGGAAGAAAAGAAGCGTAAATTTCAAGCAAGTGCAACCGAGACTGGCTCTGGAGAGCCTAAATTGAAAGGCAAAGCCGATGACAAAGAGGCTTCTGCCGGCACCGACTCCGACGCTTACATCAAGGAATTGGAGGAGCGCGAAAAAGCCATGCGCGACTTCCACAATCTGGACGACCACGAAGCGATTTCGCTCGGCGTTCAGCACAAGTCCTTTGACATGCTTACCGATGCGGAACGCAAAAAGGTGGCCAAAGCGACTGCAGGAATGGACGCCAAATACCAACACAACGGCGTTAAATTCACTAAGGGCGAGGCTCGTCGCCTCCGCCACCTTGCTGACACCGATCCCAAAAAGGCTTATGACGAGGCCAAGCGATACAGCGACTCTTACGATAAAAGCGAGAACAAAGAAATATTCGGCCAGCCTATTAGTGAAATCGAGGCTGAATACGACGCTGTAATGGCTTATGCCAAAACAAAAATGGGAGCAGAAGGCGATAATGATGCAGATTTGGCTAACCAGCATATATCAGTGGCCACACATTTTGGGTCTAAGTCCAACCCGGTATATAGGACATTGCAAGCTGGAGGTTTTTACAAAATAGAAGACGCCCCTAAAGGAGAGAAGAGGATTCAGATCTATGACAAGGATGGAAATAAGACGCATGGAGTTAATGAATCTAAAGAATACATAGAAAAACATTTTGACTTGGATAAAGCTAAAACATCGAATTTAGCCGAAAAAAAGAAAGAGTTGGAAGAAGGGAGCACTGTTAGTATTGGGAATTTTACTTTTAAGAAGAATGGAAAAGGATATGATGTTAATGATGCAATCACAGGCAAAGATCATTATATTGAGAGCGAGGAGGATTTTGACAAAGTCGCAAATTCAAACAAGTGGAATCACTCTCATGCTGACGTTATCAAGAAAAACAAAGTATTAAAATTTGATTGACACAAAATACATGGATCGTCTTGAAAGCGTCACGAAAGCGCAACAAAAACTCACCGAGTTGCAATTCAAATTGATCGAGAAGGGATTGACCTCCACCGATCCAGCCGAAATCATGAAGGCGGAGACAGCCTTCGCTATGATCCAAAATCGGCAGCCATCCAATGGCAAAAGTTACTTGGTTGATCCCAACGACTTTTACAGTTCGTTTGGCTATAAAGACCGGCGCACAAGCATGTCTTATGGTCTCTTGCGCAGCATGGCGAAGACCCCAATCATCAACGCTATCATCAAGACTCGCATCAACCAAATTGCCAATTTTAGCGAGCCGCAGGAAAATCGCTATGACCTCGGCTACGTCATTGAGAAAAAGCCGGTAATTGGCAGCGATACGATAAAAGCCCCAACAAAACAAGAATGGAAAGAAATTGAATCGCTGCGTGACTTCCTGGAGCAAGGCGGCCAAACTTCCGGCTTCGACCGGGATGACTTTGACTCATTTCTGCGTAAGATCACACGGGACTCGTTGATTTATGATCAAATGACCTTTGAAATTGTCCCAGACAACAAAGGCTACCCGTTTGAATTCTATGCCACTGACTCCAGCACAATCCGCATCGCAGAGTCGTTTGATGACGATCAATATCGCACAATGCGCGTCAATGGCCAATACTCCGGCTCCATACAGGGTAAGCCGGTCAGAGGCTACTATCCCAGTTACGTGCAAATTTGGCAGCATGAAATCCAAAGTGAGTTTTATCCTTGGGAAATGTGTTTCGGCGTGCGTAACCCGAGCACCGACGTGCGTCTAAACGGCTACGGCATTGCGGAGTTGGAAGACCTCGTAACCACTGTGACTTCGTTGCTTTGGGGTGAAGAATACAACCGCCGCTTCTTCAAGCAGGGGTCTATGCCAAAGGGCATGTTCCGCGTGAGCGGCAATGTCAACGAGAGCCGCCTCCGGGAGTTTCGTCAATTCTGGCAGAGCACGATGCAGGGTGTGTGGAACTCGTGGCGCCTCCCGATGATTCAGTCGGACCAAATTGAGTACATTGACCTCCAGAAGACCAACCAGGAAATGGAGTTTAGCAAGTGGATTGAGTTTCTGATCAAAATCAGTTGCGCAATCTACACGATAGATCCTGCCGAGGTGAACTTCCCGCTCTCAGGTGGGGCAGATCAACAGAGCCTTTTTGAAGGCAGCAACGAGATGCGTCTAAAGCACTCTCGCGACAAAGGTTTGGCGCCGCTCCTACGTTTCATCCAGAAACGCATCAATCGGCACTTGATTACGCCGTTCTTCAACGGCAAGTACCGCTTTCGCTTCGTTGGCATTGATGCGTTGACGCCGAAAGATGAGCAGGATATGGATATCAAAGCACTCACCAATTGCGAGATGCTTGATGAAGTTCGTGTGCGTCGTGGTTTGGCCGCGCTCGGCGAAGAAAAAGGCGGCAACCTCATCCTCAATCCCAATTACATGCAATTCATCAATCAGAAGACGATGATGGAAAATGGAATGCAGTCAGGAGGTATGGGAGATCAAGGAGGACAATTTGATGGTGGCGAAGGACAGGGAGCGAGCGAAGAGGAGGAAAATCCATTCGACAAAGCCTTTGAACATTACTTCCAGAAACTCAACATTTGAAGAAGCATATAAGTCATCTCTACACGTGTAATCTCTGAAAAATGTTATTTCTTCAAGCAAGTATTCCGGACGTCAACGTGACCAGCAATGTGTTCGGAATCTCACCAACGACGGTGTACGGAGTTTTGGCTGGTTTGTTGTTCCTGGCGGTAGCAGTCCTCGGGCGGCTTTATATCAAGTCCCACGATCGGCTTGTTGCCTCAAAGGAAGATGAATTGAAAAAGGCTCAAGAATCTGTGGTGCAATTGGTCTCTGAAAACCGGGAGTTGTACAACAAACTCTATGAGATGGGCTTGAACAACATCAAGACATTGGAAAAATTCGGCGCTTTGCTCGAGTCCTTCTTGAGTGAAAACAAGGCAACGCAACGCGAGTTGCTTTCCAGCATCAAAGAATTGACCGATAACATAAAGCATTCGCTTGAATTCAGCCGACAAATGGTTGAACAAAATGCAAAAAGGTAATCATGAATATCATAACCGAGGCCAGCGGACGCCGTTACCGCATCTTGACCCATATTCTGCAACTTGTTGGGCAAACCAATGTTGTTGATTTCCAAGCATCTCAAGGCTTGACCAAAGATGGCAAATTCGGGCTGATGTCGTACAACAAACTGTACGCGCTTCTATTGAAGCCCATTCAAATTCCATTTCAAGATTATCCGGTCGGCGAGGTGTTTCCGAAGAGGCAAATCGTCATTCACCATTCAGCCGGATGGGATAATGCTCGCGGAATGTTTCAGGACTGGGACAAAGACGCTCGTCGTGGTGTTTGCACTGCTGCTGGCATTGACGACGGCGGACGCCTTTACCGTGGTTTTGACGAGCAATTCTGGGGACACGCTATTGGAGTTGAGGAGTCGGTTTTTCGCCAACGCAATATCAAAAACATGAACAATTTGACGCTCAATCGTCAAGCGGTTCAACTCGAGATTTGCGCCTTCGGAGCGTTGACTACGGATGGCAAGGGGGGATTCAAAAACTGGACTGGCGCTACCATGCCAATGGGTAAGGTTGACACAGTGCCTTTCCGTGGCTACCCGGCTTTTGAACGATACACCGAGGCCGAAGTCAAAACGCTTGAGATGTGGATTCTCTTGAATGCAATGCGTTTTGATATTCCGTTGGATTACAAAGAAGCAGCGTTCTGGAATGTAAATGACCGGGCACTCTCCGGCGAACCAGGTGTGTGGGGACATTGCTCATATCGCCTCGATAAAACCGATCCATACCCGCAACCTCAACTCATCGAAATGCTCAAAAGATTGTCTGAATATGAAAATTCTTGATTTGTTCTCAAACCTCGGTTACAAGTGCCAACGCAACATCGTCTTCTGGCTGCTGCTCATTGCTATGGGAATGGCTGCATTCCTGTTCTGGCGTATCGGCAACGTAGTTACCAAGCAAAATATGGCGGCTATCAGCAACAATCTTGCGCTTCAAAGCGAGCAGCAGGTTGATGCTAAAATCGCCGAATACCAAGGTGATTGGGAGAAGAAATTAGCTGCGAAGGAACAGGAGTTAGAGCGGTACAAGAAGATGCTCTCTGATAAAGGGCGAACCATTGCTCTTGTTCAGACCCAAGTGGAATACCGCGATACCGGCTCTATCAGAAAAGTGATTGTTTATTTGCCGGATTCCACTGAGTTGGATTCGGCGGCGCTCTACCCGACTTACACCGGGAGTGTTCACAACAAATGGCTTCAACTCGACATCATTGCCAACAAGGATTCCATTGATTATTTCCTCAAAACGAATGACAGTTTGATGGTTGTGTTTCGGGAAACCAAAGAAGGTTTTTTCAAGCCTCGGCGTACCGGCGTTTACATATATTCGCAAAGTCCATATTCCGGTGACCACTCTCAGCCGATGCAGTACTTGATGGTGCCAAAGCGTAAGGGATTGTTCTGTCGCATATGGCAAGCCATTTTCAGGAAAAAGTGATGCACAAACTTAAAGACAAGCCGCGCTTCAAAGCAGCCGCGCAGATGGAGAAGGACTTCAAAAGCGCATACGCCAAGTTCTTGGGCGAGTTGGCAGCAATGGCAGTGCAAAACGGTATAAAAAATGTTCAACTTCAGTCAGATCCAGGAGTTACTCCAAGCAATTGAGAAGATGCATGTCGTCTTCATTGGGCAGCAATTGGGCACTGATGTTTTGACAACCGAAGACAAACGCACTCTGGAGCAATTCGGCATTGATTGGAACGCTCGTTACTCACGCTCCGGGAAGATGGACGAAATGTTCCGCCTCGGCATGCTCGCTGAGGCTCTCGGCCAAGATACCGTTCGCGGCATGCCTTATGACAAGTTAAAGGCTCACATCGCCTCGGGCAAATTTCTGCCACTTACGACTGCCGAGCGCGGCGCTCTCGAGGCCGTCAAATTCCAAGCATACAATGACATCAAAGGACTGGGCAACCGGGTCAGCAAAGACTTTTCTCAGGTCTTCGTTGATGCGGACACCAAATTGCGCGCTGCTTATCAGAACTTGATAAGAGATGAGGCGGAGCAGGCTATTCTCCTCCGGCGTACCGCGAGGGAGTTGGCGCAGAGATTGAAGGCGAAGACCGGCGACTGGAGCCGTGATTTCGACCGTATCGCTGATTACATTATGCACTCGGCGCTTGACGCCGGTATTGCTCAACAGGTATTGAAAACACACGGAGCCGATGCAGAGGTGTACAAGGACGTTTATCCCGGCGCTTGTCAACAGTGCATCAAGGCTTATCTCACTGCTGGAATAGGCTCTAAGCCTAAGATATTCAAGTTGAGGGATATCATGGCCAACGGCTCTAATGTAGGAAGAAAGCAAAAAGATTGGCTCCCGGTTATTGGACCGCATCATCCGTGGTCATTGACTGAAGGGAGAACACCGGTATTGACGGAACAAGGTTGGAAAGCAATAAGAGACATTCAAGTTGGAGATTATGTATTGACTCACAAAGGGCGGTTTAGGAAAGTTTTGAGCAAGATTGTTGATCATTTAGTGCCGAGCGATTATCCGATCAAGAAGCGTTATAGAGTTGAATTTGAGTTAGATTCAAGAGGCAAATCAGTTGATAAGTATTTGTCGTTAACAGCCGAGCATAAGGTGTTGATTATGGGAAAAGGCTGGGTCGAGATTCAGAATGTTGAGAAAGGAGATAAATTGCTCAAATTGAAAAAGCCTTGTATCAATCCTGATTGCAGCAAATCTGTTGATTTCAGCGGTGGCCACGAAGATCGGCTTGCTTGCGGAGACGAGGTATGTGATAAATATCATAGAGCATTGACAGCTAAAAAACTGCATGAACAAGAACCTAAAAAATATAAGGATTTTAAATTGAAAATATCGGAAAGAGTGAGAAATAATTGGAAGGAAGGGAAACATGTGAATACTCTTGCAAGTATCGTTTCTGATCAACATCGAGAAGCGTCGAGAAAAATGATGTTGAATGACAATCAAGCAATCAAAAGATTGAAAAAAGCCAGCGGCACTCTGACTTCAAAGCCTCAAATAAAATTGTTTGAGAAAGTGTTAAGTTTGTATCCGCAAGCGCAACTTGAGTATTTGACTGCGGAGGGGAAATTGTTAGATATTGCCATACCAGATTTGAAAATAAATGTTGAATACGATGGAGCGTATTGGCATGACATGCCCAAAAACCAGGAAAGAGATAAGAAGAAAGATGAATTTCTGCGTTCCATTGGATGGCATGTTTTGAGGTACCGGAGAGTGCCGAGCTTGAAGAAATTAAGAGAAGATTTGGCAGTCGTCGAGGGAAATTCTTCCGGTTCTTATTATTTTGAGGAATGCGAGATCAAGAATATATTGATTTTTGATTTGGTTCCTGGTCAAACAAAACTGTTTGATATAGAAGTTGAAGAGGATGAAAGTTTTATTGCTCGAGGTGTTGTCATTCATAATTGTCGGTGCACCCTTCAGTATAAATTTGAAGACACCGAGTGGGATGATGACAACCGCGACTTCAAAGAGGTGAGAAATGACCGAGGCGTTCGTAGGGTGAGTAAGCCTAAAATTTACGTCGAATTTTAGAACAAAGTTAAACATATCAAAAACACAGGCCATGGCCAAAACTGACTTTGAGAAGGCTATTGAGACCATCTCGCTCGTTGAAGAAAATCTCGTGGGCATCGCTGCTACGAAGTTTGAGAAGGCTGATCAAAACAGTCTTCATCCGGTGAAGCGCCTCGTGCAAGGCGCCAATGGCCAACGCTATTATCGCACCTATTGGGTTGCTGATCATGAATTGGCTTCACAAGCGCAAAGCGACGTGCATTCCATGTCTGAATACAAAAAGAATATGGAAGGCCGCAAGCAAGATCTCGATAAGAGACCTGAAGATGATTGGTATCAACGCCGGTATAACGAGGCGAAAGAGCGTCATGATAAGGCTGCTGCCCGAC